CGTCGAGCCCGAGCCGTCGCCCGACGACCTCGCCGACCAGGTGCTCAAACGGGCACGTGGCATCTAGCCCGACCACGGTGCATGGGTCGCCGTGGTCCCGACAGAATGGAGTGAGAAACCATGGCGCTTGTGACTGCGAAGGGTGTTTCGGCACTCGCGGTTGCTCTGCTTACCCGCACGCTGGTGCTGCCGATGACGGTGGCACGGGTGCCAGGTAACGAGTTCAGCGGCGACAACGGCGACACCATCACCGTCCGCGTCCGGCAGCCTCGCACCGCGCGCAAGCAGACCACGCCGGGCGCGGCGATCACCTACGACGCGCTGAACGAAGTGTCGGTCGACGTCAAGGTGGAGCTGCTGTACGACGCCACCCGGCTGACCGCGCACGACCTGTCGCTCAACCTTGTCGACTTCGGGGTGCAGGTCACCCAGCCGCAGGTGGCGGCCGTGGCAGTCGGCGCGGAGGACCAGCTTGCGGCCGCGATGAACGCCCTGCCCGCGGACGACTCGTTCGCGGCCACGCCGAGCGCGGCCGACACCGACGCGAAGATCCTCGCGGCGCGTGAAGCGCTGTCGGCCGCGAAGGTGCCGACGGGCGACCGTTTCCTAGCCTGCGCGCCGGACATCGTGACCCGGCTGCTGTCGGTCGACAAGTTCGTCCGCGCCGACGCGGTGGGCGACGGCACCGCGATCCGCGACGCGATCGTCGGTCGCATCTACGGGTTCACCGTCGTCGAATCCGCGGCGCTGACACCCGGCACCGCGGTTGCCTANCACCGCAGCGGGTTCGTGTTCGCGAACCTGCCGCCCGTGGCGCCGCAGGGCCTGCCCGCGACTCAGACCGCGGTCGCCACGTCCGGCGGCGTGTCGATGCGGCAGATCTTCCAGTACCAGCCGGACATCCTGTCCGACGCCAGCGTGCTGTCCACGTTCGCCGGCGCGAGCGTGGTGGACGCTGACCGGGTGTTCAAGCTGGACACCGCGGCTTCGTGACGGGGGGTTGCATGGCCGCGCTGATCACCATCGAGGACCTGACGTCCAGACCCGGATTCGAGGGAGTCGACCGAGAGCAGGCTGAGCGTCTCATTGAGGACGCCTCGGCGTTGGTGGCCGATATCGCACGCCCTGTCGAGCTCGACCGGGACAATCTACCTCCGGCCATCACCCCGGTGCTCGTGTCGATGGTGCGGCGCGGCCTGCACAACCCACACGAGCGCACGTCAGAACAGCTCGGCGACTACGGCTGGCAGGCGGGCGGGCAGGCGGCTACCGGCATCTACGCCACCCGACGCGAGGTCAGGATCATCCGGCGCGCGGTCGGCCGGCTTGGTGTTGGCACCGCCACGCTCTCTTGCGATCTTCCGCTGTAACCGCTCGGGGGGGCTGTCAAATGGTCGCCTACCGCAACACGATCACGGGCCGCGTCGTGCACCTGTCGGAGCCGATGCCCGTGCTCGACCGGTCTGCCAAGTGGCAGCGCGTCGAGCAGTCTCCGGATGACGCGCCTAAGCGGACGAGGAAGCGCCGGAAGGACGACGAGTGATCGCCCACCGGCTCAACCGCACGCTGGAGGTGTGGCGCACCATCACCACCGACGACGGGGCCGGGGGGCAGATCACTGACATGGCACTGGTGGGCACGATCCGCGCCCAGGTGTCGCAGCCGTCCACCGCCGAGCAGGTGACGGCGAACCAGGCTGGGGCCAGGCTCGACGCGATCGTGCACACCGAACCGGGTGCCGACGTGCGTCGCGGCGACGAGCTGCGCGGCGACGGCGAGACCTACCGGGTCACCGCTGTCGTGTCGCCGTCACGGCCGGTCTACCGGCGCGCCAACTGCGAACGCATCCAGCACGAGGGGCAGTAATGGCACGCCGCGGCGAGGCGGTGACGGTTATCGGGATCAAGACCCTGTCCCGTATCATCAACAAGCTGCCCAAGCAGATCGGTACCGCTGCGCGGACAGCGGTGCGGGACGAGACAGAGCTGGTCGCCGAGGACATGCGCCGCACCGCTCCCCGCCGCACCGGCGAGTTGGCCCGATCCGTCCAGGCCGAGATCAAAGACCTTGAGGGCAAGGCAGTGGCAACGGCTCGGCACGCCATCTTCGTCGAGTACGGCACCTCGTCGACGCCTGAGCAGCCGTTTGCTGGGCCGGCTGCTGAGCGGTCGCGGCGCCGCTTCCCGAAGCAGCTGCGGCAGGCGGTGTGGAAGGCGCTGAAGGAGATGGTGCGCCGATGACCGCGAAGTCGCCGATCCACCTCGTGCAGACGGCGATTTACCAGCGCCTGAAGGCCGACCCCGTGCTGGCCGGCATGGTCACCGGTGTCTACGACTACGTGCCCGAGGGCACCGCCTACCCGTACGTGCGCATCGGCGACCACCTGTCGATCCCCGACAACACGCACGACACGTACGGCCGGGAAATCACCACCACGATCCACGTCTGGACCAGGTCGCGGGGCAACGCGCAAGGGCAGGCGATTGCCACACGGATCGGTGAGCTGCTCGACCACCGGCCGCGTGACCTGGCCGTGGCCGGCCACAGGGTGGTGAGCATCCGGCAGGAGTTCGACCAGGTGCTACCGGACCCGGACCCCGAGGTCAGGCACCACATCCTCAGATTCCGCATCCAAACCGTCCAAACCGAACAGGAGTAACCCCATGGCTGGTGTGGACGCTCGCGGCACACAGTTCGGCCGTGTCGTCGGCGGCACCTTCACGCCGATCGCCAACATCACGAACATCAGCGGCCCGTCGCGGTCGCGGGAGACCATCGATGTCACCACCCACGACAGCCCGGACGGGTACATGCAGTTCATCGGCGGGCTCCGGGACGGCGGAGAGGTCAGCCTGGAGCTGAACTACGACCCGACCGAGTCCACCCACGACCTGGATGCTGACTTTGAGGCCAACGTGCCGCTCGACTACCGGATCGTGCTGCTGCCAGGCACGCCGGACGAGCACACCTGGGACTTCAAGGGCATCATCACCGAGATCGGCGACGAGTTCCCGTACGACGACAAGATGGGTCGCAACATCACCATCAAGATCAGCGGTAAGCCGATGCTCACCGCCACCGGGGGTGCCTGATGGCGCTGCTGTCACGTGACGCGATCCTTGCCGCGGACGACCGTGAGTACGAGGTGGTGCCGTGCCCGGAGTGGGGCGGCGAGGTGCGGCTGCGGTCGCTGACCGGTGCCGAGCGTGACGCCTACGAGCAGTCGCTGGTGCAGACCCGCGGCAAGAGCCGCGAGATGAACCTGCGTAACGCCCGCGCCAAGCTGGTGGCGCTGTGCGCGGTCGACGAGAACGGCAATCGGCTGTTCTCCGACCAGGACGTGGCCGCGTTGGGCCGCAAGAACGCCAAGCCGCTGGACCGGCTGTTCGACGTGGCCCGCCGCTTGTCCGGGCTGACCGAGGACGACGTTGACCGGCTGACCGAGGATTTCGACGACGCCCAGAGCGACGCTTCTACCACCGGCTAGCGCTCGCTCTGGGCATGACGGTCGGCGAGCTGCTTCGGCGCATCGACTCGCGAGAGTTGACCGCCTGGGCCGCATACGAGCGGGTCGCGGGCCCGCTGGGCCCGGAGCGACTCGACATCCTCGCGGCCATCATCGCGGCCACGATCGCCAACGCCAACCGCACCAAGAAGGGCAAGGCGTTCAAGCCTGCCGACTTCATGCCGAGCTGGGAGCAGGCGACCCGGTCGGCGCAGCCTCAGACCGAGCACGACCATCTGCGGATCATCCGCGGCCTCAACCGCGCGTTCGGCGGACAGGAACGGGGGTGACCTGTGGCGACGCTGGCTGACCTTGTGGTGGCGATCGGGGTCGACAACTCCGGCGTCGACAAAGGCACCCAGGAGGCCGAGAGCAAGTTCAAGAGGTTCGCCGACCGGGTGGGGAAGATCGCCGCCGTGGCCGGTGCGGCCGCGGGCGCGGCGCTGGCCGCCGGTCTGGTCAAGGCGATGGAGTTCGACCGGGCCCAGGCGAAGCTGGCCGCGCAGCTCGGCGACCCGGTGCTAGCCGAGCAGCTTGGCCGGGTGGCGGGCGACGTGTACGCGCGCGGCTTTGGCGAGTCCGCAGCCGCCGTGATGGAGTCTGTCCGCGCGGTCGTCGCCTCAGGTCTCGCGCCAACCGGGGACGCCGCGGTCATCGAAGACCTGACCGTCAAGGTGCAGGCGTACGCCGACGCCTGGGGCATCGACGTCGCCGACGCCGCACAGTACGCGAGCTCGCTGATCGGCGTCGGGCTGGCGCGGGACGCCACCCACACGCTCGACCTGATCACTGCTGCGTCGCGCAAGGTCCCGCCGGCGCTGGTCGACACGCTGCTTGATGCGGCGAACGAGTACGGCCAGTTTTTCCGCACGCTCGGCTTAAGCGCTGAGCAGACGTTCAGCTTGCTTGCGTCTCAGGCCGAAAAGGGACAGTGGGGTATTGACAAGGTCGGTGACGCGATCAAAGAATTCACAATTCGCGCCACTGACATGTCCACGGCGACTCAAGAGGCGTTCGCCGAACTCGGCATGGATGCGCAAACCATGTCTAACCGGCTGCTGGCTGGTGGAGAAACAGCGCGGCAGGCGTTCCAGGAGATCCTGGCCGGCTTGCTGTCCATCAAGGATCCCACTGACCAGGCGACCACGGCGCTGGCGTTGTTCGGCACGCCGCTGGAAGACCTCAACGTCGCCGAGATCCCCCAGTTTTTGCAAAGCCTCGCTGCCGCGGAGAACGGGCTCGGCGACGTGGCCGGCGCGGCACAGGACGCTGCCACCACCCTGGAGCAGTCCGCCGGGCAGAAGCTCGACGCCTTCAAGCGCAAGGCGGAGGTGGCGCTGGTGGAGACGCTCGCCGGCGCCATCGACTGGTTCCAGCGCAACAGCGACTGGGTCACGCCGCTTGCCATCGGTCTCGGCATCCTTGCTGGCGCGATCGGCACGCTCATCATCGTCACCAAGATCTGGACGGCGGTGCAGACCGCGCTCAACGTGGTCATGGCGATGAACCCGATCGTGCTCATCGTCATCGCCGTGCTCGCGTTGATCGCGGTGATCGTCCTGATCGCCACGAAGACCACCTGGTTCCAGGATCTCTGGGAGACGGTCTGGAATGCGATCAAGGTGGCGGCGCTTGCCGTTTGGGACTTCCTCGTCGCCGCGTTCAAGATCTGGTGGGCAGTCTTTTCGGGTTTCTGGAAGGGCGTCGGCAACTTTTTCTTGAACTTGTGGGATGGGATCGTCAACGGCGTCAAGGCCGCGTGG